GTGCAGTTGCCGCCGCAGCCGTAACAGCCGCCAGAGCAGGAACCTTCGCAGGTGTTCGCACAGCCGCTTCCGCAGCCCGTGCAGGAACCTTGACATTCTCCGGAGCACGTCGTTTCGCAGCCGCCTGTGCAGTCTCCAGAACAGCCGGTGTAGCAAGCTCCCGTGCAGGACGTTTCACAGTCACCCCGCGTCTTGTCCGTCATGGGGCGTGTTTCAAAGAGCGTCAACGCCGCTTCAAACTCGGTGATGTCCTCGTCAAACACGATTCTGCGGCCGTCAAGGCTCGGCACTTTCTCGCTGTGGATCTTCGACAGCGGAAGCGCCAGCTTCTCATAATGCTCCACGTCGACGGTGTGATCTTCGGTGGGGCTGTTCGTGTATTCGTATTTTTCGCCGCCGTATTCCGCAACAGATCCGGTATGGCAGCGCCGCAGGCACTCGGCCTTGACACGCGCTTTCAATTCGGCGAAGCGTTCGGCCTCGATATATGCCATACTCAGCCCTCCTTGGAGATTGATTTGAGCATTGACAGCTCTGCATAGGGGATGATTTCAAGCGCCCATGCGTCCGGAATATCCAACCGGTAACGTGCGGTGTCGCCGCGTTTTCGGTACAGATTGTTCCAGTAGTAGGCGTTCGCCAGGACGCGGGCCTTGTGCATCGGGCAGATGTACGTCACGCGCTTATCCGGAGTCCCTGTGCATTGGTAGTTGTACGCGCTGCACCAAGAGCAGCCGGACGCGATCGGGCACGCAAAGCATTCGTCGGTGGACTGGCTGCGCCGCGTGACTGCGGCCATTTCTGCCACCCGCGCCCGATGTTCCGGAAGAACGTTGATGCCGTGTTCCAGATCGCCGATGGTATAGGGCCGCTGCTCATGGCCGAGGGAGGTTCCCATGTAGCGCAGGCACGGGAAGAACAGGCCATCGCAGTCAACCGCCAGCATAAGCCCCGTACCGCCGCACCAGTTCTGATTATCGTCCTCCGGAAGCGGATGGCCGACGCTTTCGCTGAAGATTGACAGATACGGCTGCTCGTCCGAGAGCAGGACGAAATCGGCGAGCCGTTTGAGCTGTGTGTAGAGTGTAGCCGCATGGTCGAGCGTCCAGCCCTTTTCGTAAACGCAGTTCAGATTGATCGCCCGATACCCCGCGTCCAGCAGACCGATTACTGCGTGGTACAGATAATCGACGTTGCCGGGAGCAATCGTCATCTTCGAGCCAAGGGCGTTTCCCTTGGTCATGTAATCCTTCGCGGCCGCGATAGCAAGATCATAGCTGCCAGAGCCGTCCGGGAAGACGCGGCAGGAATCGTGGAGCTGCTTATCTCCGTCAATGCTGATGGAGAGCGACAGGTGCTTTGCCCACTTATCCAAAAACCGCTGTACCTCCGGGCGGAAGTACAGCGTTCCGTTTGTGGACATCGACGCTTTCCAGCGCGTCGCCCATGGATGATGCAGGCGGAAGGTCTGCGCCACGAAGTAGTCGAGGATCTGGTCGATCAGCTCGACTTCCAGCAGCGGCTCACCGCCGATAAAGTCAAGAACGACCCCGGCAACCTCCGTGGACGTGATGTACTGATTTGTCCGCGCGTCTGCGGCGAGCAGCATATCGACGGCGACCTTGGCGGTTTCAAGCGACATCTTCCGGTGCGTCTTGCAGCCCTGATAGCAGTAGCTGCAGCGCAGGTTGCAGTCTTCCGTCACCTGAAATGTAATGCACTTGGAGTGCGGCGAGTTGATGCCAAGCTGGATACCCGGCATGGGGAAAAGCCGCGCCAGCATATCGGTGAAGGTTTCCTGTGGCCTAGTCATCGGTCTGCTCCCGCGGCGTCACCGTCACCGTGGCGGTCGAGAAATCAAGCACCCAGTCAACCGCTGCATTGCCGACGGCAGGAATGATAAACTCACGTTCCAGCGTCGCTTTTGCGATCTCGTATTCCTTGCTCTTGCCGAGGTAGTCCTTCATCCATGCGTTGTATGCGTCGGTGTCCTTCAAGCCCTGCTTTGACGCCATGAGCAGCAGCTCCTGAATGGAATTACGGTCATAATGCAGGGATTCGATGTAATTGGACAGTTCGGCTTCAATCTGAATTTTCATGCGAGAGTCCTCCTAAGATCAAGAATAAGCAACAGGAACGTGCTCCCAGTCGGTGCCGTTCCAATACTTCAAGCCGCCGGTAACAGGCGTCGGATCAATCCAGAAAAGATTCTTCTGCGTCGGCGGCGTGTTGCCGGTGACAAACAACGCCAGACTGGACAACTTCATAAAGACAGGGCCGGAATCAGGCCCCTGCGCCAGAAGCGAAACCTCCGATGGTGCCGAGACCTGCCCAAGCGATTTCTCACCGTCCGCGAAAACGATGCAGTTCTTCGTCCACTCGTTGCGGCCAGTACCACCGCGCTGCACAATGACCGTGCCATCGTTGATGTCATTTGCGTTGTGCGAGTGCGTCGACGCAGCGGCGCCAATATCGGCGGCTTTTACCTGATGCGGATTGTTGAAGTCGGAAAGGTGCGATTTCAGCAGTGACAGCGCCTTTGCAATCTTTCCGAGGATAGACCCCATCTTCTCGCCGGATGAAATATCCGACAGCTCCTTTGCTGTCGCAAAGGTGGGCGTCTGGTCGATCAGAGCCTTGTTTTCCACGTTTCCAAGCCCGATCTGCTCCTTGGTCACCTTGTGTGGATTGTTCTTGTCGTTTTTGTGATTGTTCAGTTCCGTAACGGTTGCGTAGACCAGCGTTTCACCAAGCGCCGCAGACACGTTTTTGGCCTCGCTGACGAACACCACAAAGTCGTACTGCGATGCAAGCAGGCGCTCGACGTTGGGGTTGATATAGTCGGCTTTCTCGACCTCTGTTTCCTCCCAGATGCAATAGCAGAGTTCCTTCGTGGAATCGTCGGGGTCCTCGACGTAAATGCCAATTTCGGTTGCCCAGAAGCCGGTGATCTCCAGCTCGACATTCTTGAACGACACAGACAGTGTGACGTACTTCTCGCTGCGCGTCGCAGAAGCAATTTTCAGAGAGAGCAACGGGTTCTTCAGATCGTTCGCGCCGTCACCCGGCGTACCGTTGCCGTATTTGATGCGTGTGAATTTGATCGCGTCGCCCATGAGCCCGCGAAGCATGACGTTGTACCCATCCGGGGTCAACCAGTGTGTCATACCGTTGCCTCCTTATCCATCATAATCAGACCGCCGTCCCAGTCGCACAGGGCGTTCCCGGCTTCGTCGCCCATGATGTCAATGTCCGTATTGACATCGCCCGTGGTGAGCTTGAATTTCTTCGTGACGCTCATAACCGCGCCGAAGTACAGAATCAGCTCACGGACGGAAATTGCACGAATACTGTCCAGCACCGCGCTCTTACGGCTGACAACTTCGAGGATCTGCAGGAACGTGCGGATATTGTCGTTGACCTGTCTGATGTCAACGTCAAAGATGCGATAGTGATTCGGCTCGCCGCCATATTCAAACCATTCCTGCACCTTACCGGAGCCGAACGAAGTGGACAACGCCAGCTCAACGGCGTACTTCGTGCCGAGGTGACGGCGAACGTGCCAGGACTCGCGGAACGTGGCGCGCTTCTGCTCAATATCCCAGTCGTTGTCCCACCAGCTTACGCCGAAGTCGTGCGCAAGCTGGTCGAGAAGATCTTCTGACAGAGTGTCGATGTGCTGATAGAGCATATTCTGCTCAATCTCGGCCGGCCGCGCCGTCAGGATCTCCGCGACGCCGGTTGCGAGCGCGAGCATTTTTTCATCCTGCCGCAGCACATCGGGGAGGACGTTCAGCAGGTTCTCAACCGTGAGGCCGTACTGCTCATTCATCCTCGTAGCCTCCGTTCACGATTGTTTTCGTTCCCAGCTTTGCAATCTGCGGCGCGGCGTTGTTTTTGCCGCCCTCCAGCACCTTGTAGGCCGGGGAGCGCAGCACGATCCGCTTGACGCCCGTGTGGAACAGGAGGTCGCGCAGCTTATCCGGGTTAATATCGCGGCCGAGCTTGCCGGACTGCCAAGCGATGTATTCCTCGACGGCTGCGTCTACGGCTTCCTGAATCGCCGCACCGGAGAGCGTCGTGTCGGTGGGGACATAGTAGGTGAAGTCGATATTGTACGAAACGAGGCCGGGGTCTTTGACGCTGACATAATCGGCCAGCGGCCGCACCTTGCTTTCGTTACAGGCGGCAAGGACGGCGTTCTTGATCTCCGTCGTGGCAATCGTTCCGTCGTTCATCAGGACATAAATATCGACGTGCCCGGCACCGTCAAAGGTGAGCGACACGTCGATCTGGCTCGCGCTTGCCAGCGCGCCGTCTGCGGCGATTGCAACTTGCAGCAGACCGTTTTCGTAGGTGACGGTATAATCTGTGTCGGCGCTCGCAGCCGTGCTGCTGCCCTTGGCGTAGACCGCCAGAGAGGACAGGTCGATGGTGTCGCCGCCCCAAAAAGCGTACTTGACGCCGCCTTTCGTATAGAGATCAAGCGTCACTTTCTTTACGACAGCCGGGCGAACGGCCTGTACGTCAGCAATCTCCGTAGATACGGATTTCGCGTGGTAGATGTAGGAGCCAACCGCGCCGGCCGTCGAAAACGCGAACATGGATTCGCGCATCAGCTCGTAGAATTCTTCGTCGCTGGCGATCTCCGAACCGTCGTCGGAAGTCGTGATATTGGTGCAGGACGTGTAGTAGTCGAACACATCAACGATCACGTTGAGCTGGCCGACGGCGTAGCCGTTGCCGACCGTGCCGTCCGTCTGGCACCGGATGGCGGTGTCGACGTAGGTATCGCCTGCGCTGATGTAGGCATCGGCGACGGTCTCCCAGATCAGGGTGTTGCTGGCGTCTGTGACGCGCGTCCCCTTGGGGACGAGGATGGCGAACGTCTGCGCCTCGGAGATCGTAAACCGTTCCGTGCAGTAAGCAGGTTTTGCCTGTGGGCGCTGCTGCAGATAGTACAGTTCTGCCAGCGCGTCAAGGTTCTTGCCTTCGGCGCGGCTCGGAATATTCTGATTTGCGGTGTAGTTGTTGTAGACCCGCTCCTGAATGATGACGCTGGCTACCCATTGCGCGAACAGCTTTTCCGGACTGGCGGGGCGGACGCTTACTCCGGTCAGGTTCTCATAAACGGTAATCAGAAAATTTGTGATTTCCGCAGCGTCGGTCGAAACAAACTGAAATTCGGTATTACGACTCATCGACGATTTCCACCTCCACGATAGGGCTTAGAACGCCCTGCATTTCTTCCTGCGTATCAAAATCGACGCTCTTGACACGGACGCGCGGCTCATATTCCTCAATGGCCTCGCGGATTTGAGAGAAAAGCAGCACCTTTGCCGCAGGAATCGGGCGGTCGATCAAGGTAGCGTCAATACCGAAGCCGCGATACATCGGGCAGGAGCCTTTGATCGTCCGCAGGATGATGGACACGTTCTGCAGAATTGATTTTACAGGGTCGGTTTCGTTCAGGCTGATCGGCCCGATCTCCGACATGGTGATTTTGTAGCCCATAGTGTGCGCCCCTCATCGTAGATATTCCTGCAAGGAAATGCTCAGCGTCGCACTGATGATGTTTCCATGCCCGTCATAATGCTCCGCCTTGGTCTTATGGCTCAGGATCGTCCAGCGATAGCGGCCGTATCCATGATTGCCAATCGTAAGCGGCAGCGTCACGCCCTGCCGTTCCAGATCGAACAGCCGCCAAATCTCGGACATTGGGTCAACGCCGAGGGAAGCAAGAAGCTGAATGTCAAAGGTGATCTTCGCAAGGTCTGTGCCGGTGTATTCCGAAATGCTGTTGCCGGCATGGAGATCATGCGTGGCGTACCGCGCAGAACCGGACCATACGAAATTGCTGATCGTTTTCAGCGTGCGCGACGAAACTGAAAAGACAACGTCTCCAAGTGCTCCTACAATCATCCGATACCTCCCAGCACGAAGCCATCCCCGTTGAACACAGGCAGATAGAGCGTGAGGACGGTGTCGTTGACAAGCGGCATCCACGGCTTGATCGTGAGGCCGTGCTGATGCCCATCCTGCAACTCTGTCTTCTGCTGCGCGGGGTCATAAGCTGGAATGTGCGGGTGCGTGTCCAGCACATAGAGCCATCCGGACGTCATATTGCAGTCCTGAAACTTCACTCGCGCTTTTCGCTTGGCATTGTCGATGTCCGTCACAGTTCCGACGCGAACGAGCCGCTTTAACACTTTTTCTGCGTCCATCAATATCCCTCCAATACCATGCGCAGCGAGATCTGCGTTGTATAGCCGCCGCTGTCCAGCTTGTGGACGGCCTGCTTGATGATGTATTTTCCGTCGTAGCCGCCCCAGCCTTTGAGCGCGACATTGACGCCCGCAACGAGGTCGGTATCTCCCGGCAGCAGGAATTGTGCCTGGCGGCAGAATTTGTTGCGAAGACGGAGATTCTTTTCTGCAAGCTCCTTCGCTTCGTCCACTGTTCCAACCTTGGCGGTGATTTCAAGCTGCTGATTGTTCGGGTCTTCGGTGTATCCCTCGACCTTGGCGATGCCCTCAATACACTGTCCGGTTTCGGGGTTGACGTAGGACACCCGGCACGACGCATACTGCGCATCGGCTGCGCTGGTGCTGAGCTGATACGTCTTATAGCTGTGGTCATAGCGCTTGATGGTGCGGACTTCCGGCTTCTGCTCATACTTTCGTTGATCGAACAGCACGAGGATTCGGTTTGTTGCCTTGAGAGAAATGCCGGCATCATGGCAAAGCTGCGACAGAAACTCAATGTCGCTCATGTCGATCTGCTCGACGCGCTCATAATATGGGTCGCTGTCCGATTCATACATGCAGGTCATACCGCCGCTCCCGGCGATTTCATTCGCAATGCCGCTAAGCGTGTAGCTTTCCCATGCCTTGCTCTTGCAGGTCTGCCGGAGCTGCGAAGAAAACGGAATCGAAGATCCTTTGATGCAGACTGTGTTCGGTGGCCCGCTGCAGGAGATGTTGTCAAGCTCAAATTCTCCGCACGGCAGCACCGCGTCGGAGCCGTCGCTGTTCCAGTTCTCACGGACAAACACAACGTCCATGGCGAGTCGTTCTTCTGCGCCGCCGCCATCGGAGGATGCACCCTGTTCGCCAGAGGAAGTAGAAGATCCTGAGCCGCTGCTTTGCGTGCCTGCCTGTGCAGAGGCAGCAGAGCCGCTCCGCGTGGCGCCGCCGATTCTGCCCCAACTGATAATCCCGGCTCTGCGGGTGTTGATGTCTGTGATCTGGACGCACGAACCGGTCGCATTGACCATTTGCCCATTGCCCATGTAGATACCTACGTGGTCGACAACGCCCTGCGTGCCGAAGAAGATGAGATCGCCGGGCTGCGCTGTGGCTTCATTGACCGGTGTAGCCATATCCTTGTAGCCCTGCGCGGTCGTTCTGGGAACGCTGATCCCGGCTTCGTTGAGCGCGTAGTAGACAAGACCGGAGCAGTCAAAGCCGCTCGGACTGCTGCCGCCCCAAACATACGGTGTACCGAGGTATTTGTTTGCTTCGCTGACAACAGCATCGCCAGACGCGCTGCCGCCAGAGGGTGATGCCCAGGACAGCTTTTCAGAGATTTCATCGAGCCACTGCGTGAGCCAGAGATCGTCGCGGTCTTGAATTTTGATTTGCAGATCGTCCGTTTCGTCTTCTTCGTTGTCCGTATAGGAGATCGACAGAAGATACGGCTGAATGGATTTTGTGATGTCGATGCCGCCGAAGGAAACCTCGGCTTTTGTGCGTCTCGCGAGATTTCGGCTGCTCATCGCTGCACCTGCTTCCACGGCGGCAGCGTAGATGCGCGGCGCTCCACCACATCAGGGATTGTCAGCATGACGCCTGCGGGAAAGGAGAAATAACTGAGCAGCGAGCTATTGGCGTTCATCAGATCGTCGGTATAGTCGACGCTGCCCATCTCCTTGTAGGCGATCATATCCCACATATCGCCCTGCACAGTCGTGTAGATTCTGCTCATCTGTACGCCCCCCGTTGCGCGTTGATATTGTCTTCTCGAATCACCGCGCGTACCTGTGCGGCAAATTCCTCGCCATAGGTTTCAAGGCGCTCCATAACGCCGTCATTGACATCGCCCTCGACGGTGATATTGACCTGCACTGGAACGGAGCTGTCCGAAGTGGAAGTCATAGCTTCGATGGCGCTGTGTGTGTCGGCCGCGTTCAAGACCGCTTCGCCGCCGTGCATCATCACAAACTCCGGGCCTTCTTCGCCGACGAGGGCAAGACCGGTCTCGGCAGAGGTTGTGCCGCTGGCATATCGGGAGAACCCGCTCATGCGACGGCTCGAAGCAACAGAATTATTGTTCTGCACGTTTCGGCTGAGAGCAGCGAGGGCGGCGTATCCGAGCTGGGAATACGCCGATTGCACTGTCGGCAGCATTCCGGTTGCACCATCAATGAAGCCCTGAATGGTCGCACGACCGGCTTCCGCAGCTTCCGTGCCAAGATCCATGTCGTCAATGGTGGCTTCGAGGTCTCCACTGATCGCGTCCATAGTTTCAGAGAAGCCGGTGCGGAAGTCTGCGATGTCCTCGGCGGCTTTATTCTGTTCCTCGCGCAGCTTATTCCAGCTTTCGACCATCGCGGCCAATTCTTCATCGCTGGCCGCAGCCATGCCGGCAACCGCATTCACGCTGTCGGAGCTGCCGTCTGCGAAAGAACCGATCATTTCGGTCAGGCCCTCAATATCACCAGCCCTGTCACGCAGGCTGGCCAGATTATCGTTGTAGGTCTGCCAATGCGTGATCTGGCCTTGGAGATTACTGTTGATGCTGGACGCAGAGGTCGCAACGATGCTGTCTGCCTGCTGCCAAAGTGCATATTGGCCCTGAACGCTTTCTGCGGCAGCTTTATAGGCTTCCTGATACGCCTGCTGGAGAGCCTCGACACGTTCCTTGACGCTGCTGATCTCGGTGTTCAGCTCCGTCTGTCCGCGCGAAGCATTTTCGGTTGCTTCGGTCGAATCATCCGTTGCTTCCGTGAGGCTTTCGTATGCGTCCGTTACGGCCTGAATTTCTTCATCCGCCGCACTGAGCGCATTGTTGTCTTCCTCAATCGCTTCTTTCAGGTTTGTAACGTGCGTCGCGGCCTCAATCCACGCAATGTTGGCGTCTGTGACCTCATCGTTGACGGCGTTGATTTCGTCACCAAGGAAGTATTCGGCATCACGGAGAACGCCGGTTTCTTCGTAATAGGCATCAGCCTTTTTCTGCGCTTCGGCGTAAAGCGCATTTTGCTTGGCAAGCGCGTCATTATAGGCCTGAGTAGCTTCATGCGCGGCTTCCTCTGCATCCGTCAGCTCTGCCCGGCGCTTTGCCCGCTCGATTTCAACATCGGCATACTTCGCATAGATCTCGGAAAGCTCGTTTTGGTATGCCTGTGCGCGGGCATTTTCTACCCATGCGTCCGTATTTGCTTTGAGCGCAGCCGTGCCGCCGTCGATGGAGTCGTTTTCAAGGTCAATATAGCTGGATAGCTCCGGAATGGTCTCAACCAGCTTCATGAGGATTCCGTGATATTCCTGCTGCTGGGCAGTCGTTTTTTCACCAACAGAATCCAGCTCTTTCAGCCGGTCAATGTACTGCTCCGCAACTGTGGCCGTTGCCATTGTGCTGCCGACAGAATCATCGAAGCCAGACTTTGCGTCGGTAAGCGCCTCGTTCATGTCACGCGCAGCTTCTGTCAATTCCTTTACGGACGGAGCCGCACGGTCTTCGGCTGCATCAGCCATTGCCACGATTCCGCCAGCCAGCGCGGCCACGGCGGTCACACCCAACATAATCGGCCCGGCCATTCCACCGAATGTTGTGGCAATGTCCAGCGCTTTAATGACTTTGGAGATTGCGGCGTATGCCGTCAATGCGACCGTTGCACCGCCGACTACGCCCGTGAATGTTGCAACACCCTTGACGAGCGCAGGATTCTCCTGCACAAACTCGCCGAGGACGTTCAGCACGTCCGTACCGGCGTCGTAGGCATCGCGCAGCGCCGGGGTAAAAGCATCGCCTACGGCAACCTTGAGGTTGTTGTAGGCGTTCTGCATCATATCCAGCTTGGATTGCGTGGTGGCGTATCGCTTGTTGGCTTCGTTCGTCAGAGCGATATTCTCATCCCACGCGGTATTTGCCGTCTGTACGGCGCTGTCCATCTGGTCTGCTGCCAGAGCGAGGGATTTGAGCATATTGCTCTGGCGAATGCCGGTAAGGCCGAGGTCTTCCAGCACCAGAACAGTGCTTTCGCCCTGTTCGTCCAGATTGCCAAGCCCGCGGATAAACGCTGTCAGAGCGCCCAGCGCGTCCGTATTCCACATTTCCGCGAACGAATCCGCAGACATTCCTGCAACATCTGCGAAGCTCTGTAAGGAATCCTCGCCGGTTGCAACAGCCTTTTCGATGGCGTTGAGCGTCTGCGTCATGGCCGTACCGCCAGCTTCGGCCTCGATGCCGACGGAGGACATTGCTGCGGCAAGCGCCATGATCTGCGGCTCTGTCAATCCGGCCAGCTTGCCGCCAGAGGCAAGGCGCGTACCCATCTGCGTGATCTCAGATTCGGTCGTTGCAAAGTTATTGCCAAGATCAACGATCACGGCGCCGAGACGATCATAATTGTCTGCGGACATGCCTGTAATGTTCGCGAACCGCGCGAGGGCGGTTGCGGCATCTTCGGCTGTCATGTTCGTCGCTGTGCCGAGCATTGTCATAACGCGCGTAAAATCGAGCAGCGCGTCTTTCTGAATGCCAAGCTGGCCAGCAGCTTCAGCGACGGCGGCGATCTCGGTCGTAGATGCCGGGATCTCCGTGGACATGGCTTTAATTGCGTCCGACATATCTGCCAGTTCTTCGTCTGTCAGGTCTGTCGTCTTGGCGACGCCGGTGATGGCAGACTCGAAATCCATCGACGCCTGCACACACTCGTCAAAGCCTTCCTTTATTTCTTTAAGCGCAGCGGAGATACCAGCCGCAGCAAGAACGCTCGACACCGCGTCCACGGCCTGTGTCGCGCGGCTGCCGAAAGATTCTGCACTATCGGCCGTGTCGCCGAGCTCGCCGCGGGCCTTTGCAAAGGTCGTGCGAAACTCGCGGCCAAGCTGCGCTTCAAGCGCAAATAGCATCTCATATTCTTTCCGCGATGCCAATATCTCCGCCTCACTTTCACTTGCGTTTTTGTTTTCGCTTCTCCATTTCCTCGGCAATCAGCGCATTAGAGGCTTTCACCCATTGCGAAAATTCGCCGAGACGTAGAGATAACCAGAAATCTACCGGAGTGTTGTTCGTCCGGGCCATGGCGAGGCATTGCCTGCGAAGCCATACGCCGCCATCTCCGACGATCACTCCTTGCGCGATAAAAAACCTCTTACGGTGTTCCGCAGACGGTTGAAATCGCGGATGCTGAGCTTGCCAAGCGCGTCAAGACCAAGTTTCTCGGTGCACGCCTTGACGCAAACACGGATAAGGTACTCGCTGTCAAAGTTCGCAACGATCACCGTATGCCCGAGCATTTGCAGCTCCCGCTCAATCGCAAGGGAGTCATTTCCGCTGAGATCTTCAAAGTTGAAGGTCAGCTCCGTGTAGGTTTTTTCATCGTGAACGAGCGGCCTTGCAAGCTGCATCACAAATGCCGCATAGTCGATTGCGGCGTTTTTCTTATCCTGATCTTCCGCAACAGCGAAGATGTCACTGCTTTCCTCTGCGGTCGTTTTCTGAATATTCTTGTTTTCCATGATTCATAGCTCCTTTCAAGAGTGGTGGGGCGACGCATCGCGCGCCGCCCCAAAGATTTACGATTTGCCGAGGGCCTTGCGGGTGTCGGAAAGATAGTCGACACCGTTCACCTCGCAGATGTAGTTGTACGGGTCAAGCTCCATGACCTTCGCGTCATCGATGTACGTCACCCAGCGGCGCACGGCGTAGCTGCCAGAGCCGTCCGTGGGAGACGCCGGGGCGATATTGCCGTTCGACAGCGTCTTCGGAACAAGCACGAGGACGTGCTTGACGGACTGCGTCTTGTAAACGCCCGCAATCGGGTCGTACACCTGCTGCGGCGCGCGCAGGTCGATGTTGTGTTCGCGCGGCTCCTGCAGCTTCAGGCTTTCGGCGCTGAAGGTGCGGAATTTGAGCTGCGCGGTCATGGCGTTCATATGGCCGATGATCGGCGCCTCCACGTTGCCGGCAATGCCAGCACCGGAGACGGTCGCAACAATGAAATCAACATCGGGCAGCGTCACGGAAGCCAGACCGAGGAAGTCTTTGGCGTCTTCGTAGCAGGCAAAGTTGATTACGGCCTGATCTACCATTCCCATTGTTCAGTCCTCCTTCGTCACGCCAACGCGCTCTGCACGTAATCGGTGTCGTATTCGAGTACGAAGTCGATCTCCTGTGCAGGGCTGGGCGGCGTCATGTAGATGTGGATTCTCACGATACCGGCCATGAGGTCCGTCATGGGATTCTCGGAGTCGAGGATCTCAACGCGGGCGCCGAGCAGATACTCGCTGCCCACAAGCCCTGCGAGCCAGTTGTTCGCGGAATCCTTGATGTTGTCCAGCAGGCGCCGGTTCATGGGGCTGTCCGTCTTCGACCAGAACGTCTTGATGAGGGAGTTGCCGACCCACTTGAACATTCTGCTGATCGGGATGAAATAGTCCTTGATGTCGGTGTTGCTGGGGTAGCAGGCGGTGTAGTTGCCCCACGCCACGAAGCCATTCATAAACTTGAGCGCCGTGCAAATGCCGTTGGCGTTCAGAATGTTCGCCTGCTCCAGCGTGAGGGTGACGTCTGTGCCGTCTTCCAGGCAAGCGCCGTCGCACTGGAGGGCCTTATTAGAGGGCGATTCATACGGCACACCGTCGTTGCCGCTGTCCACCTTCGCCATCAGGCCCGCGAGCTGGGTGGAGAGATGGAATTGCTTGCTGCCGAGCTTCACCTGCGGCCAGACTGCAATCTGAGCCGGGTCGATCAGGTTCGTCGCGGACTTCTTCGCGGCGACGGCGTCATAGCTGCGTGCGCCGCTGGCGGAGCAGTCAATATCGCAGATGGACTTTGCGCCGAGAATGCCGTTGATGACTTCGGCCTTCGCCGCCATGACGGCCTGCACCGTGCTGGTATGCGACCATCCGGGCGCGATGATGAGGTCGGGCGTGATGCTGACGGTTGCCATGCAGAGGTCAATCGCCTCGATGCCCTTGACAATATCATCGTCGCCGATTTCAGTCGTCTTGACCTTGTCGTAGCTGATAAAGAGTTTGGTCGCGTCCTTGGCTGCGCCGTCCTCGATCGTCTCGACGATAAGGTTGCCGTCCGAGTAGTACGCGGCATAGTCCGTGTCTTTGACAAGCGGCGATTCGGACGAAGATGCCGTCTTGACAACGAGACTGGACAGGATCGCGTCGAACGGCAGCTTTGCCTGCTTGCCGGAAAGGGTGACTTCCGCGCCCGCGACGGCCTCCTTGTTGGTGCTCGGATCAAGCACGTTGCAGAAGATGATTGGCTGACGCTGGAACAGCTTGAAATGCGAGTACATGACTTCGCAGATCGTGTAGGTCTTCCAGTCGTCGGAATAGCCCAGCTTCTTTACCGCGTCTTCCCAGTCGGTGCAAAGCACCGGGGTAAAGAGCGCGGCCGGGGATTCTGCGGAGTGAACCGGTGCTGTGCCGACAACGAACGGCACACCGGATTCAGCGACAACGGGCGTCGAAACGCTCGTTTTCTGCTCCCGCACATATACGCCATGCTTCAATGGTTACTCCTCCTTCTTTCTCCGGTCTGCCAGCTTGTGATAATTCACATAGAGCAGATTACCGGGTGTTTTGACTTTGATTCTTGCCTCGGATACCTGATCGCCGGGGATAACCAGCGTGGCAATCAGCGGATATTTCTCAACCGCTGCCGAGATCTGCGCGAGCGCGTCCTGCTTGTCACCGTACAGAATACGCGCCTGCTGGATCGTGCCGACGATGCTTGGCCCGATGTACATACAAAAGCCGGCGCTTTTCGCACCGGCCTTGCCTTTGGCTTTTACCATGCAAATGCCTCCCTGTTGACACTGGGGATTTTCCAGACCGACACCAGCTCCGCGCAGAAGTACGGTGCGGTGTTGTCGGTGTAGTAGAGTGTGGACAGCTTCTGTGAAAGATCCAGCGCAAACTGCTTGGCGATTACGCCGTGCATCAGAAGCTCTTGACGGAAATGCTCGACCGTCGTAAGCAGCCGCAGCGCACCTTCCTGATCGTCTTCACCGTACACGCAGAAAAGAGAGCGGACCTCAACGCTGCTGTCCGTCGGCTCGCCGGGCTTCTGCTCATCTTCGCCAGTGACGATCTGATGCAGAATGTACGGCGCTTTCGAGGTCGCGGATTTGACATCGGGCAGACGCTGGCGGTAGACCAGCGGCGGGCGCTCGGCAGGTTCTTCCTCGTCGCCCTTCTGCCGCCGCACGGGAAGAAGAATTTCGCGCATGACCTCATTCGTGAAGCTCGTAAGCGCGTCCAGTAAATTCAGTCGTGTCAAAATTTAACCTCCCCATCCTGCAAGGATTCGGTTCACTTCATGCTCTAAACGTTCATCCATTTTTGCCATCATCTTTTCAGCGAGGCTTTCCTGAACATCTTCGTTGCCGAGCATCTGCGGGACAGACGAACCCATGATTTCCTTGATCTCCGCGTCGCCAGTCGCCGTCTTGCCGCCGGTCCGCTCGAAAATGCCGATATGCCCGGATTTCATCTGTGCAACGAACGCGCGGGAGAACGTGGTCGGCGAAGTTGAAACGAGCTGATGGCCTGCCGCGGCAATGCCCGGATGAACCGGGCGAAGATTGCCGTTGACAATGGCCATGATGGTCTTGTCGGGATTGACGGTCGGCGTCTTTGGAGACGAGCCGACATAGCGCCAGAGTGGAATTTTGTTGCCGCGGAACGAGACACGCGCTTCAACACCGTTGAAATAGCGGTAATTGACGCGGATATTCTGTTCGGCGCGGATATTCTTCCGCGAGATGTCATACCGCTGCCGGATTTCTTTCGTGCTTTGCGTTCGCAGGAACGATACGGCACGTTTTGTCGCGGATTTCAGCGCACGTTCCATGCCGCCCGGCATATCAGCAAGCATCTGCTCTGCGTTCTGGAATTTCTCAGCGCCGATGCATTCGACGTAGAAGCTGCTCATTCGTTGAACGCCTCCAGTTCTACGCGAAGCAGGCCCAGCTCGCAGACCGACGAGGCGACGTAGAAGCGTCGGAAGAAGGTAGCGTCATCGGGATCGCTGATCTCCATGCGCGTCCCTTTTTCCGGTTGGTTGCCGCCGAGATCCTGAATCCTGCAATGCAGCACGGACGAAACGAGGAACAGCCCCTGAATATGATCGCTCATAAGCTGGCGGCGGTCTTTCTCTTTCAGCCCGGACAGCACAACCGGAATGCCAGCGTGATCCTCGCCGTCGTATGTCACGCCGTCGTAGACCACGATCCGTTTCTCTGCAAACTCGTCGAGGTTCATAAAGGTCCGCGCATTGTCACGCGCGACCATGTCCTTGAATTTGCTCATACCACCGGCGCGGCGGCGCTCAGATCAGGAAGATCATCCTCACTGATTTCCTCGCCTGGCTCGACGGGCACGGCGACGATTGCCGCAATCAGGTCATCTTTCTTGCGGAGCTTCGCCGTTTCAATGCCAAGCTCGGCGGCAAGCTCTTTGAGCTGTGCCACCGTCATTTCCTGTAGCTGCTCCGCGTCGAGATGGGCCTCTGCGCCGCTCTCTGCGCCGTTTTCTCCGCTGGGCATATCGGCGCAGGGGGTGTCGCCGCTTTCGACCGTGCTGCCGCTTGCAACAGGCGCTTCGTCTGCTTCGTGGACGATCGCTGCGACGCCAAGCGCGACGAGACGCCTTGCTTCGGCTTCGTCTACCTCGCAGATGCCGCCGCGCTCAACGAGCTTCGGCATGGCGTCCTTGGTCTTACGCCAGCCGTAGGAACCGCTGATAATTTCAATTTTCATGCCGTACTCCTTTCACGCGCCGATCAGGCCACGACGTTTGCCGCGTAGATGTACGGGCAATCATCTTTCGGTGCAGCCAACGGACGGGTGGCAAGGCGCAGCTTGCGCTTATCGCCGGGCTGGTCAAGGACAAACTTCGGCACACGCTTTGCAACGTAGGTAGTAAAGTCGGTCGAGCCGTAATCAATCTGCGTGATCTGGCCGTACATCATGTGGCCGCAGTCAGGAGCCGTGACCATTGCGGAGGTCGCGGGGAAGTACCTCTGCTCCTCACCGCTGTCATCGACGTAGGTTTCGTCCACGCAAATCACGTTGAGACGGAAACCGCCGAAATTCAGCGTACCCATGTAGACAACGCCGTCATAGGCGCTGAGCTGCTGATCGATCGTGCCGATAATGATACCACTGTTGCGGTCGAGCAGGGACTTGACGTCATCCAGACCGAGAATCGCGTCGGCAACATCAGAGCCGATCACGAGGTCGGCTGCGTGAAGACCACGCTTGGAGAGCTTGCGGCACATATTCTTCACGTCGCCGAAGAACGCTTTGCCTTTCTCATTCGCTGCGTTCCACTTGGTGCTGACAGTGTAGGTGTGATCGCTCGTCGTGTCGTAAAACTGCACATACAGCTTCTCGCCCTCAGTCTTGTCATCGATGTAAGACTGCATCGTGCAGGCGTTGTTGATCATAGTCTGCACCGCCATCCATTCTTCACGGCGGATGATGCGGCGTTCCATATCTGCAAGATCGTCACGCTGCAGGCGGGCGGCACGCTGTGCCGGGGTGCTGTTGGCGTAGATTGCTTCACCGAAGCCGCGCTTGCGCAGATCGTCCATCGTCAGCAGACGGGACGGCGCGATAAACGCAGGCTGAAGCTCGTGGATTTCGTAGCCCCGGCGCTCCATCGGAATATC